TCTGTGCCTTCATCTCTTCGGGTGATAGTGGTATCTGTGGATATACAACACGATAACCTTTCTCAGGTGCGCTTTGACCCAAAAATAGATTGGCCATCATTGCAGACTTTGCAATTAGAGACTCGTCCACGCCTCTAAACACAATTGCATAGCGTTTGCTCATTTCCCGCTGCCCAGATCTCGATACTGAAATCGCATACCCGCTCCTCGGGTCGCCACTTTGTCGCAATATATCGCCACTGATGCCTGCCGCAGTACTGACACGTATCTCGTATTTGCTAATTGACTCTAACAATTGCAGTGGGTCGCAACCCGCTTGGAATTGACCAATCATTGGTTGGCCTATATCCGGGTCACTGGCAAACATCAAAATGCTACTTGGATCTGTTGATACTGTGGCACGACGTGCACCGACGGCAGTATCTTGCTGTGTAAGCCCCTGCAACATGAGGCCCGCCGCATAGCGTTGTGGCCATGACGCATCACGTAGTGCATGGGTAAAAAATGACCACAAAACGCCCGATGTCAGGGAACCATACGCAAGTTGACTGGCGTCGTAAGGGTTAAATAACTGCCCTGTTTTCTCTGCTCTGTATATCTCCAAAGGTAAGAAGGGCCTGCCTGTGCTATCTCTATACGGATAATCATCACCCATCATTGGCCCATGTCCGAGATATAGCTCTGTAACATCCTCTGCCTTTGTGCCGTCACTATCGATTTTGTACAGTGCAAATTTGGGATTGTTCAAATCTGAGATATCCAGACAGTCGGCCACCCATTCGCCTTTTCCTTTTAAGGGATTAAAACGCAATCGTAACTCTTGATAATAGACTGGTACGTCGGGGGCATCCTGATGCGCTTCGGCATACACAAAATCAGGAGTAACCAAACGATATTGCAGGCCCGCATTTTTTGGGGCATCAATACGCACAATGCACTCCCTCAGGCCCAATGCCATTTGCTGCACACGTTGCATTAGTGGCCAAAGCCCGGCTTTTATTACCAAGCCATCACGACCAAACAAAGGCGCAACGTCGTAATCTGGATGCGTCACCGTAGGGCTTGCATGATATAGCATAGACAATTGCCTTGTGACGTTTTCCAAAACGTTAGATGACAAATCGGCAGGCCCCCATGCTTCGCGCCTATCCATCGGCAAATGCCGAGCCAATTCGTGTTCAAGATCTTCCTCGTATTTGCCCTGTATCATGCGCCGGCGCATGCCTGTATGTTCCCAGCGTTCTTGGTCGTACTGATTTGGGGCCATCGGTTTTGCTGGTATATTGTAATTCCGCATCATGCTATCCGTATATTATGAGGGGTAATGTATTTGTAATCGATTATCGGCATAATGCAATAACGCATTGCATCTATTGCATGGCCGTGCGGGTCCCTTGACCTATCGGACGAGTTTCTTTTCATCGTCCAATTTTGCATAGACTGTATAAGCTTTTGGCATTCGGCCCGCACAAAAAATTGTTTGCGACTTTGCAAAGCGTATATCATGGACGCACTAAAATAGACACTGTGCCGTTTTTTGATAGCTTTGCGTATAGTCCACGGTAAGCAACGATGATGCAAGCCGAGTATGCGTTCAAACGCTCGCATTAATACAAGGTTACTCATGTGCATGCCTGTTTTGCCTCGTCCGCCATAGTGGTCGCCGTCGCCAGTCCACTTGCACAACTCGGGCCTAACATGGTGACGTTTTAGCATATCCAATATGCCCCGGGCGTGATCCTCTGGCGTTGCACTGCCTCCGCTTATGTACTCAGCCAATATATAGACCTCTGGATTTTGTGGATCTTCCATGTTTATGGCACTCAGTATTGCGCATTGCGAGCCCGGCGCTGTTCCATGGTCAATGCCTACACTGTATTTGTACATTTTAGCCGGGGGGCATGGCCTGTTGATTATCATTGTAGCAGGATCGAATTTGTCAAAGATTACGCCTTGCGGTGTTACGTCAAAGCTACCATATATTCGGGCTTCCCGGTCTATTGGAAGGTATCCGGCTGTTATGTTGTCAATCTGTGCCTGTGTAAGTAATGGCTTTAAGCCAATTGGTTGTGTCATCTCCACAGTTAAAGGGGCGTTTGTGCAAGATATCTGCTTATTGTGCACCATATCTTTAATGTAGTGCACGTCGACATTGCCTACGGGAGTCATAGATATGGCCAATGTTCCTGCCTTGCCTCCTGCACCGCCTCGCAATGTCCTTGCAAGGCATTCATTAAACACCTCCGCTGGCACCGGTTCGTCTATCACAACAAGGTTACACGATGCCGACGCCAAGCCAAGGCCCTGATTTGCTGTTTTGATACGTATAATTGAGCCATTGGCAAAGGTAACCAAGGGAGTAACACCACGAAAACCCCGGCCCCGCACAAATTCTACGCTTGTGCATAGCTCTTGTTTTGGCAACATATCCCAAAGCTTGGCTTGTATCGTTCTGGATTGCTCAATGCTGTGTGTGATTATCCAAGCCTCAATTGGTGGAGGGTCTACTGCATAATCAGGATGTATCCCAAGACAGTGGTATATCAACAATGCGCATGCCGCCGATGTTTTGCCTACCTGATTACCGCCTAATAACAACTTTATTGGGCTTTTATCATTAATAAACCGACTTTGCGGTATAGTAGGGCGCCACCATGACAAAGGGTCCTTTGTCGTGCGGTTTTTTAGCGATTTTAAACGCTTCGCAAAGTTGACAAGTGGTTTGGTCATTTTCTGCGCCAAAATACGTCAATGCATTTATCAAAATCATCCTGTTTTTTGCAGTAATCAAACAAGATTATGCTGTTGTTTATGTTTGTAATTGCCTCGCATTGCTTTTGGCTTGTTTGGCTCCCTACACCTTTGCCAAATTGATAACAAATCAACTCACGACATAGGCCCGGGTTTTTGTCATCCTGACACAGCTGCAATGCTACGTCAAGGTTAGTAAGTTGCTTGATAACCTCCTGCTCTTTTTCGCCTCGTTTGTCCTCGATTACAATTGGAGGTGCATTTTTTTTGTTTATTGCGTCCACTGCTTTTGTGCCGCCGACGCCAAGTATCAAACCAACAACGCATGCAATTGCTATCTCTAACATTTTATCACCACTGTATTTTTTGAATTGTAGCATATCATTTTTTTAGTGGGATGACGTTATCATTTGATAGGATACTAAGTTCGGACATGATGCGCTGGCGTGCAAGTGGTGGCAATGCAATTATTACATTGGTAATCTCGCCGAGCAATTGCTCGTCCGATAGAACGTCCATTTTGTCGATCTGTGCCTCCTCGTCTTTTATGGTTTGCATTTGCTGGATAACCTGTAACAATTGCCTTTGTAGTGCTGCGTATGCTTGCCATGACTCGGATTTGCTGGCACTTTGCATTGCTGTGCGCAAATCACTTGCCTGTTCAATTAGCGTGTCTTTTATTGTCTCAGATTTGGCTTGCTTTGGAGCCTCGGCCCTAATGGTGTTTGCTCTGTGGTGTTGCCATTCGCGTTTGTAGTTATGGCGACGCTCTAACAAAAAGAATGCAGCTTTTAAATTGCCCTGTTTTATTTCCGTTTGGATGCAAGCCAATGCACCGACCGCACTATCTGCCTCGGCTACTCTTAATTGGTCCAAAAAATCCCTAAATTTGCCCTTCGTTTGTTTGTGCCCCTGCTTAATCCAATTGTATAGCGTAACCTCCGATATGCCTGCGTATTCACTGGCAATTTGATATGTACTGCCTATGCGGATGGCATCCAAAATGCGTTTAATTACTGGTTCGGTAAATTTGCTGCGTCTACTCATGTTATCCCCTGGTTAATGTTCTGTTTCCCAATCTGTTTTGCCTTCTAAGTGTTTGAGATATTCTTTCATTGGGTCGGCTTGTTGCTTTTTACGCTTTTGCATTTCTGTAAATTCTACATATTCTTTGTCAAGTTGCATATGCATTATAAAATCTATTGCTTCCAAATACGATAAATACAGGTTGACAATTAATTTATGATTTGGTACTGTCTTAAAATACTCAAGGAGGCGATCTGCGTTTGTGTCATCATCAAACATTGTATATCTCAGTTTTTTTTGAAAAAAATTTAGCCATCGCCAAAAATGCTTGCGGTTCAACGAGGCCCCCAAAATTTTCAGTGACACATAGCATTGTTCTCTGCATTGGTTATCTCTCTGTCAATGTGAAACGCAATGTGTGCCTCAAATCTTTGTATAATATGCATTTGGTCCTGTTGCATTGCTACCAATGCTTGCATGCAAGTGTCTATATCTTTGCGATTTGCTTTTATCTTTTTGCGTAATCGTTTTATTATTTTGGTAATCATATTATGTCATGCCTATATAGTACTGTGCCAGTGTTCATGTTGTAATAAAAATAATCCACTGCCTCGTCGTATGTCATTTGTTGCACTGCCATCAGCGAATCAATAACCATGCTGTAATCATACAACAAAACAAATTCCTGGTTAACCTCTACGTAGCCAATAATGCAGCTGTCAAACTGTGCACGTGGTAGCAATGCATGTGCATCGTCCAGATAATCAGGTATGTTTATCATTGTGACTTTCTCTTTATTGTTTTCAGTTTTAATAATCGTTTGTATCTATTGATAGCCGATCGGCGTGCAGACTCAAATGCAGATATGCCCTGATATCTTTCCTGTTTTATATCGTCGTATATGTCCTGTACGTCATCGTCAAGGCGTGGAGCCATCGCAATATCAAGAGCCAATTCTCCGTCGCGAAACATTCGAAAGGCGATGGCAATGGCTTGCTGTGGTTCATAGCCATCGCCCATCATCTCTTGCGCTTTGTCGTGTATTGCTTTGTTTTGTTGTGCGGTGCGTTTGCCTGGCACAAACTGTTTAGCCTTTGCCATCCTTTGCCCTCTCCCTCTCTAACTCTTTTAATTTACGGTTAACAAAACGCTTTGCCTCAGAGCCTCCCCACAATGCCCATGCAATACTTGCCTTGCTTGTTTTGTCTCGCCTTGCTATCTTTTCCTTTTCACTTTCTCCATGACGAGCAAACCATGCACGCATGAGTATCATTTGCTCTTCGTCAATGCGACCGGATGCCAATCGCCTTGCCGTGCGCATGCCTGTGCCTGGCACACGTTTGCCGCCCTCGTCTTTGTACGCAGCACGCTTGCTTATTGGCAGACTGTTATTGTATTTAATCGCCTCGTGTGCACGCTTGGCAATGGAGGCAGGTATGCGATACTTTGGCATTGCTACCTCTTCGGCTTTGGTCGTGGTCGTGGTCGTGGTCGTGGTCGTGGCTTTGGCTTTGGTTTATATCCCATAATTATCCTCGTCATCATTGATAGTATTATAGGCCCAAATGAACCAACACGCAACAGCGCATATAGCTACATATATCATTTGTTTATCTCCCTACATACAACATAGTATCATATTGATTTGTAGGCAAAAAAAAAGACCCTTAAGGGCCTTTTGTTGTTCGTTTGTTATCGTTAGATCTGGCGTAGCTTAATGCCGTCCTCTTGTGCGTATTCTTTTACGATATTGCCAAGTTCGCGGCGAAAAAGAATAGAGTTGTGTGAAGGGTTGCAAATCAATTTTGCTGCGCATAATGCCTTTAGTTCGTCAGTACTGAAAGTGTCTTTCATGCAGCGAATAGTTGAGCTAACATATCCGTTTGTGTGTGCATACAAGTACTTACATTTTAAAAGCTCTTCGGCGATTATAGCAAGTGAACCAGTTTGTGCAGCTCCGATGATTACGTTTGTGTATGTAGTTTCGTTTGTCATTGTTTATCTCCTGTTTTATGAGGGGGTTTGTCTCTCATGTTTATAATGTACCACATTACTTTATATTGTGCAACATTTATTTGCATTTATTTGCATTTATTTT